CTAGCACCATGTGTGCTAATTCTTTTGCAGTTACCTTACTTACGTACAGTTCTCTATATATAAGCAATGTTTCGTCTGCTGGGTCTACAGCAAACCAAAGAACACCGGTAGCAGAGGAGTAACCGTAATCGCAAGCCCTAAACTTGCGCCATGAATTCGGTATAGCATATGGTTCAACAACATGATGTAACCTACTAAACTCTGAGAAAGCTGCACCTTCTGCAATGTCCCATGAACCTTCTAATAACTGCCTACGCTGTACCTCGGGCAGCGAAAGCAACATCGCTTCGTAATCGCCTTGCTCATAAAGGTACGGATTATCCAACAACCGAGCTGGAATGAAACGGCGCTTGAACAGCGGCTGACCCGATTTGCTGTGACGCTCTGGGTAAACCAACGTTTCGCCCGTAGTAATATCAGTCGCCCAAAACGATTTGTTATGTGGGCTAGGGTCGATAAACATCTTCTTAACCCACGAATGCCCCGGCCCGCCCGGGTTCGTCGTCGCCCGCATGAATACGGGGAGCGAGGGGTCTGCAGTTCTAAGACGCGAGCGTAAATAATCCCAAGCATAAGGTGTCGAATACTGTGTCAGTTCATCTATGCCAATGTAAGTAAATGCCTGACCTTGATACCGCAGAACATCTTTGTCCTGCTCTAGATATGTCATCCAGATTCTTGCCCCAGATGGGAAAGTCCATTGGCTTTTCTTTTCCATCCATTTAGCGCCGGGGTATGCTTTTGGATACATCTCCTGACTTTTATGTATCAGTTCGCGCAATTCATCGTTTGTTCTACGTAAAATCAACGCGTTGAAATTTGAATTCTGGCAGTATCGTAGCGGGTCAATAATTAAAGCGTATGACTTACCACCACCTGCTGCACCGCCGTATAATACTTCTCGTTCTGACGAAGCTAAAAAATCTGTTTGCGGCCCTTGGTTAGGTTCAAATAGTATCTCATCTTCCTGTTGTTCAACAGGCTGATAAGCACTAGCCCCTATTAACTCTTCTTCCTGCTCTGGCTGTCCTTGTTTTTCTAACTTTAACAGCTTCTTCTGCGCCATGTTAAGCTGCATACGAGCAGAACGTTTATCCCTTTTTAACTTATCCTGTGCCCGTTGCTCTTTGGTCTTGGGTTTGGATGTTGCCTTGGGACGCGGCCTGGGCGGCACGGCGTTTTTGTTCAACATGCTTACGTCTATCCGATGCATCACGCTTAACACGTTTCCACAAGCCCATCGGGGTTATCCGTCTACCTGTGTAATCCGTAAGCCATCTAGCAACTTCTGGGTATGAAGACATCTTTAAATATGCTACACCCTGCTCTAAAGCTTCTAATTGTTCTTCTACGGGCTCCAATAGTTGGGGGTCAAACTCGCTTCTTTGGTATCCCCAAGGCACATGCGGCCCGTTAGCCCTGTCGTATCTATTCGTTGGATTCAGTTTCTGTGCTATCGTCATCATGTTTAGCCGGTAATATAAATAAGCCCATCGGTTTTTCTGCTGATACGTTTAATTTTTCTACCTTAGAAAGCCCAACTCTGTCAAGAATTTGTTGCGAGGCGGACAGTTTCTCTCTGTTACCGATAGCTGTTGGGTCATCTAAAACACCTACCATAGAAAACACTGCTTTAGGTGCGTTAGCCGCCATCTCAAGTTCTGCACGTTCAATAATCTCTGTGCGCAGCGATTGCATAATCGCATACGGATTTGTAGTTTCGGAGTATCCTGCAAGTCTTAACGCCTTAGAGTAATTGCCTTTTGCTTCGCTAAACAAGGCATCAAGGAATTTACTTTGCAGTTCTGTAAGTTGTCTTTGATTAGGCACGAGGATTTTTCTTTCTACCTGTTTTGGTTCTTGCAAAAGACCTGTTACGGCTTTTGGATTTTACGGCTAACTTCTTATTATTCATCGGATTGCCAGAGGTATGGTGCACGTCTTTGCCATCACCTTTAGTAACTTTACCTTTTCTAGCCATAATAGCACGAGCCGTATTACGCGAAGCGCGTCGCTTCTTTTGCTTTGTACGACTGTGGTAGTTATCATACTCTTTTCTGTAATTACGTTTACTGGTCATGCTTTTGAAGTTTTCCGTTTGGTCTTACGTTTCCGTCCAGTGGGTGATACGGACCACTTAATTGAGGTTGGTTTTCCTCCGGGATTTCCTGCTTTTCTTTTCTTACGGACTGCTGAAGCTTTCTGTCCTTTGGACATTCTGTCAGCAACCGCCTTCGGGCGACACGCAGGATATTTTCTCTTTGATTTGCCAGCCGATTTACGCCCACACTTTTTTCCTGTCGCTACGTCTCGCCAATCTTCTTTGAACCACTTACGGAGTCCTCCTTGATATGCCATAATATAAAGCCTCTATCCATGTATAAGAGCAACAGCTGCCATAGATACCATTGCAAATAATAAAAATCCTAATGCAATAAGGCCGACAATGGTAACGCCTGCTCCAATTCGTAGCTGCTCTAAAAACTCTTCATGCTGACGTTGAGCTTCTTTTTTAGCTCTAAGTTCAGCTTGTCTTGCCTCTTGAATCCTTCTGGCTCTTTCGTCTACAATGCTCTGCCATGTTCCTGGTCCAAATCTTAAGTCAACCATGGTGCGCATCTCTTGGATTTTTTCTTGCGCTAACTTTGCATCTATAACTTCTTGTGCTACAGATTTAATTCCAAACTGTTCGCCAATACCAACGCCCGATTTTTTTGAGCGTTTCTGTTGTATCTGCGTTTCTCCAGTTAGGAGATTATCTATATGTCCTGCAATCTCCCCAACATCTTTAGCTGTTCCGATTGCAGATTTGATACCATCGACTGCACTTTTTACAAGTGCAATCCCCGCTAGGGTTTCTGCAATCATCTCCACGCCTCATGTTTTAGTAACTGGTTTGCATATCGCTGTCATTTTTATTCGTTCATTTTTCTTAGTGTATACAGCAGGCTGTCTAGACAACTTATTTGCAAAGTACAAACACTTATCCATATCCTCAAAGGTCTGTGTTTGGTTTATTATTTGCGAACCCATATATACAACTAAAAGAAACTCAATCATTCTATTATTCGAACTATATAATTAGAGCCATCATTATTCTTAGATACTTCCACCATTTTGTTCTCGCAGGAGTATCTTACTGTTTTGCTCTCTTTATATAAGTTTCTTTCTATAGTTCTTTTAGCTTTTAAGCACTTAGATATTTTTTCAAAGGCTGTGTGTTCAGCTACATCACCCCCCATATACAAAATAAGAGTTATGGTTTTAATGACTTCCATTTCTCATCTTCTCTAAATTTTCTTCTAGTGCATTTAATCGCTTTTCATAAAACTCTAATGTTAGTTTTTGCTGTTGGTCGTATGGGGCTTTACCCTCATCTATCTGCGTAGATAAATCATCCAACTCATTTGCCAGATGTTCTATGAGCATAAACTGTTCAGAATCCGCAGGAAGACTACCCATCTCACCTCGGGGCCATTTGATGCGAAACTCTGTATTCTGCCCCAAATCAGCTTCCATCATTGTGATGTTTGTTTCTATCTGATTTAGTCGTTCTATAATACCAAAGTATGCCCATGTTGCTACGGATGCAGCAGCAACCATGCTTATTATGTTACGTAGTGGTAACGCAACCTCGGTATTCTCGTTTAGCTTTGTAGCCATTACTCAATACCTAGTATCCTAGATAATCCAAATACCTCTAGCAGCATGAATGTAAAGAACAACAACAGAATACTACCTGCTATTAATTTACCACTGAAGTTGGTTGAACCAATCCTAATCGCAATAAACTCATTTCCAAGTATTCTGAGTATGAGTTCAAAGCTATTCTCTTTAACTGTTACCGCTACAGGATTTTCCATTCGCTTAGCGCCAGCCGCCGCCCATAGCTTTATATCTTTTAGATGCGAAAGCATTTGCATAAGCAGAGGGGTAGACCTTGAATTTTCTTTTGGCTTCCGCCTTTGCTTTACTCCAGAGAGCTGGTTTTGTTGGGACAGGCTTTTTTGATTTAGATTTTTTTTTCTTAGCGGCCATCTATTTACCTATTAGGGTCGTAGTATTCTTCTACGGATACTAGAGCTGATATGGTGCCAGCCGTTTCTGCCGTTGCAATAATTTTATCTGAAGCATTTAACGCCAACACATTGCTATTTAGTATGTTAATGTACGAGTTAGCCGCAAGAGATAAATCCTGCGCAATAAAATAGTACGTGGTAGATTTTGAATCGTAATATTGAACTGTTACTTTTTTAGCGCCAGAATTATTATTGCTTAAACTAAAATGCCGAACTATAGCCGCGTGGTTTGCTGGAACCGTATAAACTGTAGTTCCAGCAGCACCCGGCGTAACACCGACGGTATTGAATTTTGCACCATCGACAATTTTAGGCATTTACTTTTTCTTATTATTCATTCCGCCGCCACGCATTTTACGCGCCATTTTCATTTTACCGGCACGAGCTTTAGTTTTAGGCTGCATTCCCATGCCACCGCCGCGCATTTTGCGAGAGGCCATTTTCATCTTACCACCACGGGCTTTAGTTTTCTTCATTACCATATCTAAGATTCCTTCTTGCCAACACTAGGCTCTTAAAAACATCGTCTGGGAAGTACTTATAGTATCCCGACTTTTCCAGACTCTTTGCAGCGTCATCAAGTTTTGACAACCGCTGTACGAATACCATACAGTATTCTAAATCTTCCTGTTCATCATGAATCAGGAAATCCAATCCAGCATCTTCAGCGTCATAATCGGGATGAAAAACCATAAGGTGCATATCCATCTTAGCGATAGATAACGCTTCATTCATTCCGTCACACCAACCATCTAGATACTCTATGTCAGGCAGTTCTTCATCTGCCCATACAATAATGTCAAACCCAAGCTGGTCGTAATCTCTAACTGCATCCGAGAGCCCTTCAAGGCCGCTATTGATGCTAAACATGACTTGATTTTCTGCCCATGCTTTTTGCGCATATGGACAAGGTGGCATGCCATTTAATTTTTCATTTGGAACTTCTAAGAAATCCTTAGACCATTTCCTAATACTAGCTTCTACGGGATGCACGCTTCTCTTGATTCCGTTGAATGGCGTCACTACGGGCTTTTTCCCAACCTTCGATTTTGCCATTCTTATTAATATCTGCAATCATTGATGCGCCTTTTTGTAAACGTGGCACATTAGTTGGCAAATCCATGATATGCTTCTTGGCCATTTTAGTTCCACCCTTTTTCTTTTCGCTGGTGCGAGTCTTTAGGTATGCCGTAACATCTTTATTTTTTACATATTTGGGTATACTTAAGCCTTTGTGCTCAAGATATCCTTCAAGAGTTTTAAGATAGCTTTTATGAAAAGAGGTAGGAGTTGTGTCTCCTTTAGCGTTTACAAGAGGGTATTCGTCCGGAGGTGACGTATATTTACCTTGGTCTGGGTCTTTTTCTTTCCTTTTCGCAGTGCCAGCAAATGTTTTAGCTCTCTCAGTGTCCCCTGATTTAATTTTTTCAAGCGCACGTGCGGCTTTATCTCGTAAGTCTCCAAACATTTAAAATTCTCCGCTTTTCATAGCATCAGATAAAATTACAGCGCGGCGCCC